ACCGGCAAAAGAGCCGGTGGAATTGGGCCTGGTTAAGGAGCATTTAAGAATAGATGATTCTGTAACCCAGGATGATTTTTATATTTCAGGGTTGATAAAGGCTGCCAGGCAGTATGTGGAGGATTTTTGCGGCATCCAGCTGATTACCCAGACCTGGGACGTCTATTACCAGGGATGGCCGTTTTTAGAAATGGAACTTCCGGTTTATCCCATTCAGTCTGTTTCCAGTGTTTCATACACAGACAGCGATGGTGTGGACGTTGAATGGTCTTCTGATGAATGGGAAGTTGATATTGTTTCTTTTTCTGGCAGGCTTGTTCCTAGATACGGGCTTTCCTGGCCCTCTGATTCCCTGGCAACGTTGAACCCCATAGCAGTTCGTGTTGTGTGCGGGTTTGGAAATAATGTCCAGGATATTCCCATGCCGATTCAGCAGGCGATTTATATTCTTGTGGCAGATATGTATGAAAATCGTGAACAGATTTTGATTGGAACAATTCAGGCAGAATTTCCTGCTGTTTCCCGTTTACTGGGCGGCTATAGAATGTTTCGGGGGTTTTGATGAGAATAGGCCAGCTTAAACACAGGATTACTTTCCAGGCTGTGACTGCAGCAGAAAACAGTCTGGGGGAATCTGTTGAAACATTCTCAACCTATAAAACCCTGTGGGCTGCAATCTGGCCGGTCTCTGCTTCTGAGCAGATCAGATCGGGCCAGGAGGGCATGAATATCTCCCATAGAATCCGGGTAAGGTATGACTCAGGCATAACCCATGGCATGCGGATTACTTATGGCTCCAGGACGTTTAAAATTAGGTCTGTAATTAATCCTGATGAAAAAAAGGCAATGCTGGATATTCTGGCGGTGGAGGAATTATGAGCCTGGATGGTGTGAAAATAGAGTGGAATGATAAGGAGCTGGTGGCTGAGATAAAAACGGCGGTTAAGGCCGGAACCGGGGCAGGAGCAAAAAGAATTTTCAATTCTGCTAAAGGCACCTCTGATTTTATAGATGATACCGGGAATTTGCGGAAAAGCATTAAGATGTATCCATCAAAATTTAAGGATGGCGGATATATTGTTGTGGCAACCGCACCCCATGCATATTTGGTCGAGTATGGCCATGCCATTGTAGAGAGGGGAGGGTTTGATGAAGGTGGTGTTATTACCGGTTATGTTCCTCCTCATCCTTTTATGCGCAATGCCGTGAAAAAAAACAAATCTAGGGCTGAACAGGATATTTTCAATGCTGTCAAGGATGCGCTCAGATGAAAGCCTTGCTTGAAGCAATATACAGCAAATATGACTTAACCGGCATGGGCTTGTATCTGCACCAGGCCCGGACAGGTGCTGACCTGCCCTATTGTATTTATTACCTAATCAATTCTGCCCCGGATTATAATTTTAATGCTGTGACAGAAGACATTGAAATTCAGTTTTCAATTTTTGCAGACTCTGCCAGCGAAGCCATGACCCAGGGTGATCTGCTCATGGCTCTTTATGATGATTGTTCTTTGTCTGTCGCTGGGTATGAGTGGGTCGGCATGGAACGTCTTTTAACATCATTAACCAAAAACAATGATGTGTATCAATATGTGATTACATATCAGGTTTTAATACATAAAAACATTTAACTTAAAAATATGAGGTAAAAAAATGGCAACTTTTAACGGCAGAGATGCAAGGATTACAGTCAGTAATGATACCACAGAGGCTATTGTGGCTGAAATGGGAAACTGGTCAATCACCCGCAAGGCAGCAGAGATTGATACCACAAGTTTTGGTGATGGCTGGAGCAAATCAGACGTGGGTATGCTGGCATATTCCGGGTCTTTTTCCGGGTCTTTTGACCCCACCGATACCACGGGCCAGGCGGTTTTAAAGACAGCTTTTGAAGCAGGCTCCCTGATAAACGATGTGCGGTTTTATTATGAATATTCTGAAACAGTTTCTGATACTGTCCGTTTTCTATTATGAATATTCTGAAACAGTTTCTGATACTGTCCGTTTTCTTGCACCGGCTTCCGGGTCTGAAAACGGAATCAGGATTACTGATATGTCCGTTTCAATCGACAAAAACGGGGTGGGTAAACTCAATGTTTCTTTTTCCGGGTCCGGCGCCATTGAAGAAGACACTGAAGTAGTATCATAGCCCTTGCAGGGGAGTCCCAGGGGTTTCCTCCTTTTCCTTTGGCCCTGCATTTTTTTAATTAAAAAGGAGAACAAAAAAAGGAATAATTATGGATTTTGATCTTGATAATTTAAACCCGGCCACCCGGTTTTTTTTAAATGATGAAAATGAAAAAGATGGGTGGGTTGAGTTGAGGGTCTGCCCTGCTGACATCCTGGAAGATATCAACGATAAAACAACCATTGAAAAAGCAGAGTATCGGAAGGGCCAGCGCCATGTGGTTGTGAAAAAAAACCAGAAACAATGGAAAAAACTTTTCTGGGACTATGTGATTTCTGACTGGGGCGGTATCACAAACAATAAAAAAGAGATGAAATGTACTGCAGCCAACAAAATAAAATTAATGGGCGGGTCCATTCAATTTTCAGCCTTTGTGTCTGACCGGCTGGAAACGTTGACCGCTGACATGGACCTGCACAAGGAGGAAGTGGAAAAAAACTGATCAATCACACGGACCGCCTCCTGGACCCTGACAGGATGCCGTGTGATCAATGCGAAAAACTACATGAACAATGGGGCAAGGAACCAAAATGCAAAGAATGTATGCCAGTGTTGATGCCGGGAAACAAAGATGCCGTGAAAACATATCTTTTATGCAGAGACCAGATGATTATGTCCATGGCAGGACCGGTGGCCCTGGACATCAGAGCAGTGGAAATTGCAATGAATCGGTGTCATGTGAAAAACAGAGACATGGTTTTTCATCAGGTTGTAGCCCTTGGCAGACATTTTATTCAAAAAATGAGGGATAAGAACAATGGGTAGAAAAGCCGGGTCTGTATATGCTGACATTCGGGGGAACACGAAGCCCTTTGCCAGGTCCATGGAAAAAGCTGAAGGGATAGCCACCAGGTCTGCAAAAAAAATCCATAATGACGTGGAAAAGAACATCAGTAAAAGCTTTGTAACTGCTGAAGCTGCTGTTTCAGCATTCAGTGTGGCAGCAGCGGCAGCAGCTGCAGCAGTCGGATATGCCATGGGAAAACTGGCAGTGGAATCCATTGCCGCTGCTTCTGCCCTGGAAGAGGTTTCTTCCAAATATTCTGTTGTTTTTAAGGGGCAGACAGCCATGGTTGATAAATGGGCGGATAACCTGGTTGAAAAATATGCCATGTCAACCCGGGAAGCCAAAAGTTATCTTTCTTCTGTCCAGGACCTGCTGGTTCCCATGGGCATGCAGGCAGACGCTGCAGCAAACCTGTCCAATGAGATTGTAAAACTTTCAGCCGACTTGGGATCATTTAATGATTTACCCACGGCCCAGGTCATGGAAAATATTCAATCTGCCCTGGTGGGTGAATATGAGACCATGAAAAAATACGGGGTCGTGATCAATGCAACCATTGTTCAGCAGAAAGCTTTGAATATGGGTCTTGCTGATACTGTAAAGACCTTAACTGTGGCAGACAAAGCCCAGGCAGCTTATAAACTCATGGTTGAATCTTCCACTGCTGCCATGGGGGATATGGAAAGGACCGCGGACGGATATGCCAATACAACAAAAAGGCTGACTTCCGAATGGGAGGATTTTACAGCTGCCCTGGGTGAAAGGTTTATTGGTCCGGCAACAAAAGCCAAAGGGCTGCTGGCGGATCTTCTTGATACCATGACAAAAATAGTGCAAGGCCCTGGAGTGGAAACAGGGATACAAAGCACAATATCAAAAATAAACGAATTAACTACTGCAATGGAAAACCTCCAAAAAAGGCAAACAGGAGTTGTGGCTATAGATATTGAACGGCAAAAAGTCATATCCAGAATGCAATTGCAATTAATCGCGCTTATGGACCAGGAAACAATTCTAAGGCTTGCCTCATCAAAAGAAGGGGTCAAAAATTTAGGCACGATTAACGATGGGGTAGAGGATGTCAATAAAACCCTGGGCAACACAGAAGGCAGCCTGGAAAAAATAGAAAAGCTTTCTAAGTCTGTTGCAGATATATGGGGGGATGAGAGTGATGTTGATTATGGGTATACCCAGATTGATATTGCTGTCCAGAAAATGCAGGAGGCCAGGAACAACGAAGCTTTGCAGATCGAAAACAATATTGATCTGCAAAACAGAATGACCGAGGCTGTTGAAGATTCTTATGCAGATTATGGAACCATTGTAGATAGTCTATATGATGATATTGAAGAAAACATGGACGAGTCCACAAAACATCTTGACGACTCCCTGAAAAAACAACTAGACGCCTACGAGCATATGTATAATGAAGTCCACGATATTGCAGCCGATTTCTGGGGGGATATTCTGGACGGTCAGATGGATTCCTGGGATGATTTCATGGATCATATGTTGGATTCTTTCAAAAAAACCTTTGCCCAGATTCTGGCTGATGCAACCACCCCAATTTTGATGAATATTACTCAAAGCGTTACGGGCGGGATAGGAGGCGCTTTTGGGTCATCGGTTCTGCCGGGTCTTCATTATCATCTTTATTCGGGGGAAGCGGTTCTACTGGATCAGGGATGTTAGGGAATTTGGATCTATCATCTTTATCATCCTTATCATCTTTATCATCCTTGTTTGGTGGTGGAGGTTCTGCCGGGTCAGGGATGCTCAGTAGTTTGGGTGGTGGGTTTAGTATCCCCGGCCTTGATAGTTTGAGTAGCCTTTTCAGTAGCGTTCCAGCAGGGAGTTTTTCGCCTGCGGTTGGTGTTCCAGGGGCGATGGCAACTCAGGGCAACTTACTGGCAGCTAATGGGATTGGTAGCGCTGGGACAGTTGGTGGAGGCGGATTCGCTTCAGGTGGTGGGGTTAGCGGGATGATAGGAGGTGCCATACCTGGGTTAGTCATAGGTGGAGGTCTGGCGATTTTAAATGAAGTTATTAGCAGCTGGGGTGAGCGGACACCTCGATTTGGATTTGAAGGTGTTGATAAAGAGCTTTGGGCATTTGACGGGCAGCAGGCTCGGGATGAGCAACCTTACCAATATACAAAAGATGCGTATGTTGGATATGAAAGTGAAAATTATGATTATGGAGTTTTTGCAGCACATTTTGAGGGGCAAAATCTTTCTGTACATAATTCACTGCTCGATTATTTTGACTCTCTTTTTGCTTCTTTAGACGAAGTTACAACTACAGATGTAAATGATATTTTACGGGATTACAGCTTTTACGGGAATCGACGATTTGTTGGTGACAATTCTTTTGAGACTCAGTTAGGGTCAATGTCTTCTGAGATGTTTGATGATATGTTTGGTTCTTTTCTTGCGGGCATTTTGCCAGAGGCAGGAACTGTTGAAGAAACGTTCCAAGCGTTGGTAGGAAACCAAGAAACTACAGAACGGAAAATTCCACGGCCTGAGCTCGTAGGTAGAGATGCTCAGGACTCGCTTCATCATATTGGTGATTTTGGACGGGATGTTAAAGATGACCAAGCATATAGAACATATATGGAGCCTGGTTATGAAGAAATGACCAGAGATATAAGCTCCATGGCTGAAACCTTTAATGCTGCTTTTTTTGATGCTATTATGCCACAAGGCGGCAACGAATGGGATTCTTTAATTAAATTTGGAACCATGGTGCAGGAAAATGGTAATTTCCTTGACGAATTTAACCGACAAGTTGAAGAGTTTGGCGAATCAACATTATCTGCATATCTTAACCTTGAAACTATCTCTAATGTGATAACAGAGGCTGGCGCTATTACAGATGCTCTTGCATATGTTAATGAATTTCAAATAGGGTTAGGACGAATAGATGAACAGTTTGCAGTGTTAATTGATACGCTCAATACTGCCCACGGCACTGTGGAAGATTTGAATGTAATTTATGAAGCTCAAAATCAACTTACCGGAGCAGCTATAACTGGGATGTCTGGCCAAGCTTTTGCAACTGCTTTTTCAGGCGGGCAATCTATTACAGATGCAATTAGCCAGTCATTATGGAACGCCTTATCTTCATCCATGACCAACGAGATGGTTGATGAATATATTACCCCAATGAATATTGCTGTGGGAAAAGCTTTTGCTGAGTCTGGACAGGATATAGAAGCAACTATATCTCAAATACCTGCTATCATGGAAGGGCTGAATTTTGATCAGCTCGAAACAGAGATGGAGGATGCCAGAAATAACTTTGAAGAAACTATGGGCCTTGTGACTGAAACTATCGAAGAGACTGCGGAATCTATTACAAATGTTATTGAAACCTTAGCCAATTTAGCAAATGCACAGATGGTCATTAATGACGCTCTTGGAAAAACAACAGGGGTGCA